TGGATGATGAAACCGATGACCTATCATTATTGAAGGAACTATTCCAGATGGCTGCGGTCACACCAGCCCAACTCATCGGTATATTTGGTGACCGGTGGGGTCTTGAAGAAGCGAATCATCCGGCGTTGGATGCGCATTACCTTAATGGGGTGCCACTTGATTATATTCCTGAGCGACCAGTGGATGTGGTTGATCAGCTTGAAACATTGAAGGAGCGGCTGGTGGAGGTGGCTGAGAAGTATGAATCTGATAACCGAGTTAATAAGGGAAGTGGACTCTACAATCGAATTACTAAGCGGATCGCCCAAAGCAACTAAGAACTTCTACCACAAACCACCCCACTCCGTGGCTGTTAAGGCTGATGACAAGATCATCACCGAGAACATTAAGTTGTTTAATAAGGTGATGCAGCAAATCAAAGATGACGTGGAGGGATTCGCAGAACGGAGCAAAGACCTCACGGAGTTCCAGGAGCGGGTAGGTCTCTATGTTAAGGTTAACCCCATGACCACCGAGGCTAATATCCTTAATTTTATCGAAGCCGTTAATGGAGTAGCTGCCCAATTCGCTCCGGGTTTACCAGTGGGTGGAACCCAAGAGTTGGTGAAGGAGGTTATCCGGACCCGGACAATGGACACATTAACCAAATTGGGGGCGGATGTTCAGGGGAATATGCGGAACATCCTCGAGCAAAGCGTGAACAACCAAAAAGGGATGCGGTACGCCAGGGATGAAATCCTCAAGAATGTGGATGGGATGACCAGGAACCGGGCCGAAGTCATAGCCCGAACCGAAACCGTCTACGCCCGCAACCAGGCGGAACTCGTGAAGGCAGAGGCCAAAGGAAAAGAATACTTTGTCGTGGTATCTGCTGGTGATTGTTGTGATGAATGCTACGACACCTACGATGGAAACACCTTCCACATCCCCGAGGATGAAGATATGCTACCACCACTCCATCCCAACTGCCGATGTACTGCCACGTTTTTCAGGACTGAGGAACAAGCCGGGCAGATGGCTGAGGAGACCAGCAAGCCACGAGAAGAATGATTAGTATGAATATCTTTTTCTTGTTATTGTCATTGGTTGCTCTTTATTATTTCGTGCATTATTTATGGAGGTTATACGATTATGGATAATGACATCGTCTACAAAGATGAGAAGAAACGATTACTCACCGCTCCGGTGCTGGTTCCAGACCGCCCCGACTGTGATGCCTGCCGTGGTGAAGAACCATTGACGGCTGAGAAGATAGAGCGGATGGCTTATGCTTATATGGAGAATTACCGTATTGTGGATAAACTCCATGACTACCACACCACCAAACAAAACGTAGCGTATCCTGTGGCCAGTTGGATACTCGAAGAACCCACCACGTATAAGAATATCCGTGGTGATATGGTAGAACTCCCAGTGGGTACTTGGATGGCCACCGTGAAGGTTGCTGATGACACAACCTGGCAGAAGGTAGAGCAGGGTGAGTATAATGGTTTCAGCGTAACCGCCCTTAGTAGTGATGTGGCGGAGTTGATGGCTGGTAAAGAACGAGTACTTATTAAGGACTTGGAGGATCCGGTGGGTTATACTATATCCATTGTACCGGAGCCGTGTGTCCATGAAGCCATCTTTTGTTCAATAAAAGAGGATGGTCAGGTGGATAAGGCTGGTCGGAAGATATCGAATGATACTTTGAATAAGATTAAAGGTGCTTTTGAAAGTTTACAAAACCTTATAAATGACGCCCTAACCGAGAGGGGGCAGATAGAGGCAGACAAAACAGATTTATTGGAGGATGTTTCCATGAATGAAGATGAACTAAAGACTATGATTGTTGAGGCTGTTAAGGAAGCCCTACAAACACCAGGCGAGCCCGAAGCGGAAGTGGAGGAGGAGCCTGTGATTGAAGAAACCGAACCCGAGATAGAAGAAGTTGAACCAGAACCCGAAGTCCCCGAGGTAATTCCAGAAGCTGAGAAGAAATTAGAAGCTGCTGAGAAACGTATCAAAGAACTTGAAGAGAAACTCGGTGAAGGCGAATCCCAAGGTATTAGGGGACAGGATGACACCCCCGAACCCGAGGTTGCCCAGAAGTTCCGTGTTGAAGAAGGCCGGGATATTTACGGCCGGAAACTACGAGTATAAGAAATTTTTTTTTATAAAGCCATAGGGGATTTCTTTTCTTAGTCCTATGGATAGTATACCACATTATTGTATTTAAACTTAACGGAGGAAAAAGAATATGTCTAATATTGATTACCTCAACGAAATGGCCCTAAAAGCCGTGACCACAATATCCACCCTTGGATCCAGTGTCCTACAACCCGGATACTTCGACCAATACGTGAAAGAAGCCACCCAAGGAAGAACCATCCTCGCTGATGCCCGTCAGGTAAGGATGAACAGCCAAGTCCAAAACATAGACCGTGTAGGATTCGGGTCCAGGATTACCCAAGTTGTCACTGAAGGCAATGCCATAACAACCTTCAATGAACCCACCTTCAGCCAAAACGTACTCACTGCTAAGGAATTTGTGGCCGCTACGTCATTAACTGACCAAGCCGCCCGCCGGACTTTGGAGGCTCCTAACTTCGAGTCCAGCCTGGTGTCAATGTTTAGTGAACAGGCCGGAGCAGACTGGGAAGAACGAGCCGTCTTTGGTGACACCGCCAAATATACTGGTAGTGGAGATGGAGGAGCAATCCCAGAACTCCACGCCCAGGATGGATGGATTAAAAGAGCAGACAGTGACCAACTCATTTACGGAACCGGATCCGGTAAAGACTTCGACTTCGCCGCAGATGGAATCATCGGGGCACTTAACGCCTGCCGTGCTGCTTATCCTAAAGCCTACATGAGCAACCCTGGAAATGTAACCTTTTACATGGGATTCGATTACTTCGATGCCTATGTGGATGAATGGGGAGACAGATTAACCCCTGCCGGGGATGAAGCCATGATGACTGGTGTGGCCCGGCCATACAAAGGCCACCCTGTCAAGTACGCTCCGGTGTTGGATAGTGCTGCTGGTTGTGCTGCCTATGATGAACCGATCCTGATGGTTGACCCAAGTAACTTGGTGTATGGTATCTTTGAGGATGTTACCATTGAACCAGAGCGTCAGGCTGCTTACAGGAGGACTGATTGGTTCTTGACTGCGGAGACTGATCAGGACTTTGAGAATGAAGAGGCTGTTGTTGTTTGTTTCCCTGATGACACCGCCCCATAAGTAGAATAATTATTTTTATTCTACTTTTAACCCTTTTTTTTATGTAAATTAGGAGGAACGGAGGAATTACTTATGAGTTTAGTATCTGAAATTAAAGAATTAAAAAACGCAATAATCGACAATGGCGGGGTACTCGTCACTGGAGTAGTAGCAACCGCCGCTGACCTGGCAATCACCGCCGCATCGGCTAAGGATATAGTGATGACCCTTGGAGCAAATGACACATCCAAGAAGTTATCCATTAAGGACAGTGACGGGGTTGAGGTGGCTAAGATAGATGGTAATGGATTAATCACATCCGCCGCTGGACTTGCTGGTCCTGTCACGGGTAACGTGACCGGGAATGTGACTGGGAATGTGACTGGGAATGTATCTGGTATCGCAACCCTAACCGCCAAAACCGCCACCGATATGGCCATAGTAGCCGATGGTGATGAAGACATAATCATGAAAATGGGAGACGCGGATGCTGCGAATAAGATAATCTTCCAGGACAGTGCCGCTGCCACCGTAGCCACCTTGGACAGTAATGGTGTCTTTGATGCTGTGACCAGCCTGGCACCCCTCGATTACGCTACCAGTGACACATCGGGTGCACCTACCAACGCTGAATGTGTATCCGCCTTTGGGGCCGCCGCGGATGTGGGTGCTGGTTTTGTAGGGGTTTATCAGGACAGTCATGCGTCTGGTAAGGCTTATCTGTGCATCTCGAATGGTGCTACTTACGCGACCTTGGAAGCTACCGCAGCAACCTAATGGAGTGTGATGGGGGATGGCATACGCCGATACAAACCGATTAGCAGTCTTACTAAAGGAATACAACTACGCTGATGACAGTGACTTAATCGTGGAGGGGTGCACCCAGGGAGATAACCGGGTGGACCGATTCATTAATCAGAACATTAGCGATTTTGAAACTCCAACAAGCACCCCGCAGGAGTTCATTGATGCGGGGACACTATTTTCAGCGGCGGCCATCCTTAACATCCTACTCAGTAACCAGGACAAACTCAGCCCCACGGCGGTTAAGTGGGAGGAAGAAGCCCTGGAGATACTCCAGGGATATGTTGACTCTTATCTCGGTGATGAAGAGGACACGGGGAACCGTGGAAGCCCCATAAGGTTCTTGGCAGTGACCAAACCAGAGGAATAAGATTATGGGTAGTATTGATATTAACATCGGTAGCCAAGCCCTTGAAGGCGAACTCAGCCGCATAGCTGACCGCCTACCCAGTGCCCTCACTAACTTACTCGATGACCTCGCAGCAGATGTGGAGGTGTTGATGAAGGATGAGGCTCCGGTACGGTTGGGTGATTTGCAGAATAGCATCACCACGGATGAAGTGTCCTCATTGGAACGGTTAATTTGGCCTACTGTGGAGCACGCGGCTTTTGTTATCCTTGGAACCCGCCCCCATGTTATTGAGGGAAGTCCTTGGTTATACTGGGAAGGGGCGGAACATCCTGTCCGCCGGGTTATGCACCCCGGAACAGCTCCTAATCCGTTCCCTGACCGAGCCGCTGACCGTGCTGACCAATACATTGAACAAAGATTGGAATCATTCTATAATGACCTACTGGAGTAGAACACGATGGCGTATGATTTTAACGAAGCACGAACAGCCATTAAAACTATGCTACAAGGCATCACAGTCGAGGGTCAACCACTCCTTAAAACCGTATTAACCGGCAGCCCCGGGGTTCTAACACTCTACATGGGGAACACCGCTATATTCGGACTTGGTGATAGTAAGAAGGCCATCCACCCCATCGGAGACCGGGGGAGCATACTAAGTGAAGGATTATTGATGCTCCTCACCCCTGGTGAGAGTGAATCCAGTTATGAAACATTGGAGACCATGATCAGCAAAGTACTCGCAGAAATCGAAGACGACAAAACCCTTGGAGTCCCCGGATTACGTGTAGAGCATGGACTTAACAACCTAATACAAAGACGGAGTGTTAATATCACCCCTAAATCCAAGGAACCCACACTATGTGCCGGGGCCATAATCCCCCTAGACGTGACCGTGGTGAACAAAAAAGTGACGAGCTGATAGAAAAATGGTAATTAAAACCCAGAAAGACCTCCGGGAAACCATAAAACCCTACATAAAAACTGAGCCAGAAACCGCTCAAAGGCTTTATGAAAACTTCCGGGAACGTTTCAAACTCACAATATCATTAAATGAATTTATGAAAACACCTAAAAAAGCTAAAGAAAAAAAATTAGAGGAGGATTAAAGATATGCACGTTGATTCAGCACTTAAAGACGTACTAAACAGTAAGAACGTGACAATGGAAGTCGGTATCCCTAGGACCCGTGTCGTGATGACTGGAGCCTGCAATGGTAGTAATAAAGAATTCACATTAGCCGCTGCGGACTATCCCATTTATCCACAGCGGGGTATGGGTTTAACCCCTGAGCCTGATGATGTGACGGTGGAGTTGGTGGAGACTGGAACACCCCCATCTGTTTATACTGAGGTGGTGGTGGATAGTATTGACACCGTTACTGACTCGGATACGGGTGATTTGGTTTATGGTAAGGTGACTTTGCATGAGGCTCCGGCGGCTACTGTGGACCAGGTTGTCATCACCTATTACGAGTTGCTTAGGCCGTATATTGCCCAGAGTTTGAAGATTGATATTAAACAGGACAGTACCGAGGTCGGAGAACTGGGAAGTGAAATTAAGAGAACATCGTATGCAGGGCAGACCATCACCGTATCACAGGACTCAATTTTCAGTGATTTTGATGTGGATAAAAAACTACTCTTCGAGACCTACAGCGGGGGATACAGTGTCCAATCTGGTTACGATGCCTACACTATGATCACCGAACCCGCCACCAGACTAGTAAGGATACCCATGTATACCGGAGCCGCAAACGATGGTGGAGGTACTTTCCTGGGTTGTTATTACTTTAATGGTAAGATTGTGCCTAAGAGTCTTGGTGATGTGAAGGATGGGGATAATATGACCCGCAGCCTGGAGTTTAGTGTGGATGCTACGCCGATTTTGATTGTGCCGGAATAAACCCTGTAAGTTGTGGGTTTATTTTTTTCCCACACATCTCTTTTTTTTTT